TGCTCTCTGAAGCCTGCTTTGAGAAGGAACTGGATTCAGTGAGACCAGAAAAAGAGCACTTGTTAACAACGTAAAAAGCAACAGCACGAGATAAATTGGATGTCTGATCATCGTTTACTTTTCCTTTAGCTTGCTGAAATAATACTTTAGCTGATACTGGTTCACAATAACGTTGCTTCAGTTGTACCAACTGATCCCGCATCTCTCTACCATTCTCCTGGAGTTCTCTCCAAAAGTTATAGAGTGGTTCGTACAGATCATTGACCCAGATGTCTAGGTTTGGATATCGTTTACCAATTTCAATGGCAACAGAACCACCACCAATGAATGGTTCACGATACTCTTTTGCCTGGGAAAGGTCTGGGAGGTACTGGAACAGTTTGCTTAACGCTCTGCTCTTTCCTCCTGGATACCTCAACGGTGTCTTTAACGACTTCAATGTCTGGGGCATGATATTTAAGGTACTCACGAAAGATCATTTTCATTTCACGCTCTGTCATTCCACAATGAGCAGCAGCATGGGGTAGGTTCATTGTAGCATGAAACAATGCTTCATTTGCTTCCTGAACGTTCTGTGGGGTTGTCTTCTTCATGGACATTTTCAAAATCCTCTATTTGATTTGCAGATACTTCATGCTCACCAGCAATCAAATACCAATGATGACCTGCGCGTTCACCAAGATATTTGATTTGATCTTCAGGGAATAAGTTTTCTCGCATTGCTGCTTGAATCTTAAAATGTGTGAGCTCTTCTTTGCTTGGTACTTGCATCAGACAATCAGTTTCTTTTGAGGAGTAATTACTTTAGAAAAGAGTCCTTCATATTGCACCACCAGGTCTTCATTCAGCTCTGTCTGATACACCACATAATTCTTGGTGATAGTCAGAGGAATACCTTCTTTGGCGAGAGGAGACCATGGAGCAAAAGACAGTTGTCCACGTTCCATAGGAACAGCAACTACAACATTTTCTACGATGTAGCGTTCGTCATTTTCTTCTTTGATCTGGCAGATAATATCTTCACCAGAGTAGAGTCGCATTAGTACAGTCATTTAAATTCGCATCCTAGCATAATGTCTGTTAAACATGCCAACAGGTTGATCTCCTGGTCGGCAACAAAAGCAATTTGATACTGGTACTTGGCAAGGACCAGAACTGCTTCAGGTATAGATGTTCCTTTAAGATTATCATAAAGGATATCATAAATTTTACGCATGACAATGTTTGGATCATTGTCAGTATTTTCTACTACCCACCTTTTGATAGTAGTAAACTCTTTCTTCTTCATCGCCTTAACGAGGTCATCCAGTTTGATATCTGCAATATCACATAGGATATCTACATCAATCTTACCACCAGCAGCATGACGCTGACACTCATTGATCAGACGACGCCAGTCAGGATAGTATCTCTGAATAAGCTTGACAAGAACTTTATCGTCATACTTTACCTCATTTTGATCAAGGATATACTTAAGACGATGGAAGAACCTGCCTTGCATCTGCATCTTATCCTCGTTCTTGATCCTGAAATCAACCACAGTGCATCGAGAATGCAGTGGTTCAATGATCTTGTTCGGGAAGTTGCAGGTGAAGATGAACCGACAGTTACTGTGGAACTCTTCGATAGCGGTCCTCAAGGACAGTTGAACATCACTAGTGGTGTTGTCTGCCTCATCGATAATAACGACCTTGTGGGCGCTGCTAGAGGACAGAGAGACAGTGCTAGCAAATGTACGCACCTTCTGTCGAATGGTGTCTAGGAAGCGACCCTCGTCACTACCATTAACTACAATGTATGAAGCTCCAATTTCTTCACACAATGCTTTCGCAACAGTGGTCTTGCCGATGCCTGCAGTACCAGGTAGCAGCAGGTTAGGGAGTTCACCCTGTTCAACAAAACCTTTGAACACGTTGAGAATGCTCGCAGGAAGAATACAATCATCAATTGTACGAGGACGATACTCTTCCACCCATAAAAATTTCTTGTTCATCAAGGTTCAAGTGCAATAAAATACTTCAAGTCAAGACGTTGATGCTTCCACATGCTCACTAGTTTATCGGAGACTTCTACATGATAATCACCGTTGTGAAGTCGGAGGTTATCCATCTTCATGCAAAGATTATGAATGCCTGTGGAGTTTCCAGTGACAGTTTGCTCGTATACATTGCTAGTCTCATCTTCTTTGTTGAAGAGTTTGATTGCAATGCTTCCACTTTCATCAGAAGTGAAAGACAAATCTGGGAGACTGTATACCATGCTGGCAGTCTTCAATGCCTTGATATCTTCAGCAGAAATGTTGAACTCAATATCAGCACCAGGGAATTGGACATTCTTTTCTGGAGCTGCCTTGAGAGTAATCTCTGGGTTAGAAAAATAGTAACGTGCCTTACGACCATTACCAATGATATTGACATGCTGCTCGGCAAACTCCAGAACAGGAGAATCAAACAAGCTCATGCCAGTCAGAAATTCTGACAGATCATAGATACCAAAGCTCTGTGGAAAAGTCTCTTCACAATTGAACTCTGCAATAGAGTTCTCACCCACGCTAATAGTCTTCAGAGTATTTCCTTGACGAATCATGATAGAACTATTGATTGTAGCAAAGTTCTTCAGGATTGCGTGAGTGTCATTAGATAAAATGAGTTTGCTCATTGAGAATATGTTTCAGTAATTTGAGATTTGTCGGAGAAGTGAAGGAGGAGAAGACCGTAGTGAAGGATCTTAATGATGTCACGACGGGCAGTTCCTTTCTTATCATACCGTGAAGCATACTTCAGAATGTTAGAGCGGCAGAATGCTTCTGCATCACCACAAGCTTCAATTAGATCTAACGTCTGAATTGCGTCATTACCTGCTGAATAGTGTTGTCCATAGGTTCCAGTAATGTAGTCACGTAGCTCTTTGAGAAGAGCTTCTTCATTATATTTCAAAGTCATGCTTTGTAGATGTACCTCAATTGACTATGATAGCACCTCTGAATGGATCCGTCAAGGGTCTGAACATAGAGTTCACGACCCGTACCACCGAGGATTTTGACTGAATTACCAGTATCCAGCATTGCAATACTGCCGATGTAATTATGAATCTTGTTCGGCATTTTCATCAATTTTGTCATAGAGTTCAATGAATGATGTTTTAGTTTCTTCGTCGAAACGATTGGTGCAGACTTCGATAGACTTCATACGCTTACCGAAGATCTTGAAAGCTTGGACGATGTGGACCAGGCGACGGGTGCTGATGACCTCATCAATACCACCGTCTTTAAAAGTCTTGCGAATGATGTCTGCCCAGTCTACTAGTTTTTCAACGAACTGTCCATCATCACAGAGTTTCAAAAGAATCTTTGCCTCCACAGCAGGAGTAGGATACTCTTGCTCAAAGGTGACACAGAAACGCTCAAGGAATGCTTCGTTCAATACGTTAGTACCGATGAAACGACCATCATCACTACCTTTACCTTTGGTATTAGCAGTAGCAAGAACAGTAAATCCTTCTGTAGGTTGCACAAACTTACCAATCTTTTTCAAGAAGATACCTTTACCCTCAAGGATAGATTGGAGACAAAGGATTTTGTTGGATGCCAGATCAATTTCATCCAGAAGGAGAACAGCACCCCGCTCAAGAGCTTCAATGACAGGACCATTGTGCCAGACAGTATTACCGTCAACCAAACGGAAACCGCCAATAAGATCATCTTCATCTGTTTCTACTGTGATGTTGACTCGAATGAGTTCTCGTCCAAGTTGAGCACACGCTTGTTCGACACCAAACGTTTTACCGTTGCCCGAAAGACCCGTGATAAACGTAGGGTAGAAGAGACGGGACTTAATAATTTTTTTAATATCAGAGAAGTCACCAAACTGGATGAAGGAATCATCTTTTTCAGGAATAAGGTTCAGTTCGACAGCGGGTTGTGCGGTAGGTGCTTGGTATTGTTGCTCAAGTTGCTCGGCAGTGAGACTCCATTTACCGTAACTAACTTTATACTTCTCAAGACGTTTGCAAATGGTGGGGTAGGATACTCCAAACTCATCAGCAGCTTTCAGAACTGCTTGACTACCAAACTCATTGCCATAATTATCAGAGAGATACTGTGTGAGAGCAGCGGGATCGATGTTAGCGGAACGAGGCATTGGTCTCTTGTGTTGATGAACTTATTATAGAGCATGGTGCCCCTGAAACCAGGGGCGATGGACGGTTTGTCAGGCGACCATATCGACAAAGGAGGACAAGATTTTCTTGTTCGTGGTCTTTGCTTTCAGCATGGACTTAAATGCTTTAGCAATCTGTGCTTTGGTAGCATCATTAGAAACCTCAAAATCTGTTGATTTATTCATTGAAGTAGATGCAATTAAGTACAGAGAATTATACCCAAGTTGTTTCTTAAACACAAAAGATTTATCTTTCCTCCACTTCTTAAGAACGTTATCAGAACTTTCATTATATGTATTTCTATACAGGTATGAAAAATCACCCCCAGTTAGAATTCGGAAACCAAGAAAGTTCACTTCAGGAAAATTATGACTTAAGTTCTCAAGCAAAATGGTAGTGATGCAGTCGTTAAAATTGGATCCACGTCGTCTGTAGACATGACCAGTCTTGCGATCACGAAGATGAACATCACCATCAACAGCACGTTGACCCCAGTAAGTATACTCACTACCTTTACCAATACAAACATTGTAGCTGATATTATTTGACTCACCATCAGTGAGAATTACAGTGTTAATTTTCTGAACACCAGTCATTTTCTTGAACATTGGAATGATTTCATGCATCGCAATGATAGATTCATTAAGCGGAGTGCCACTCAAATCCAGACCAGGGGGTGTAATAACGCCATAAGAGTTCATAAAGAAACCAATGCGAAAAATATTACGACACTGGCGATCAAAATTCTTACTGTTTGTACGAGATGACAACAAATTCAGGAGAGAGAATCGTTTATGGAACATGAATTTATTTTCTTCACGAACACATTTATCTTGTACTTCATCTGGATCATAGTCATGCTCTTCAGGATCGAGAAAACGATTGTTCCATTCATAAGTGAAAGCATAGACCTCAAAAGGAATGTTTACCTTACGACAGAACATCACAAGAGACAACAATTGCTTGATTGTATCCTGAAGATAGTTCGACATAGACCCAGACCAGTCAAGAATGAAGATCATACCATGGTTTTTACCATCAGGAATTACAGAGACTTTCTTAAACAGATCTTCATTGTACTTGTAAGTGTGAAGCTTGGCACAGTCAAGAACACCAGTACGTGCAGATGATGTACGAGCATGAGAGTCTGCTGCTTTCTTGCACTCAAACTCTTTGACTAGGTAGTTGACTTCCTTCTGGGATTCTTTTTTAAATACATCAAAACTATTGTCAGCAAATTCTAGAGGATTGTCGTAACGTTTGTGATCACGGCAACCATAGTGGGCATCAATATGTTTTTGGAGCACTGCCTGGTCCACAATAATGTTCTCAAGATTAATCTTGGGAATCTCTACGTATACAGGATCTCTAAAGTATGGAGCAGTTTCAGTTAAGTCCTGCACGTTTTCATCAAACGCACGTTGTGTTTCAGCTCTATCACCACCAGCATTTCCACCAGCAGAAATGTTTTCATCTAACTGTTCACCTTCATCATCACCATCTTTTTGTATGGTTTGCCCCTCATCAGTGGTTTCAGTATTAGATGGTTCTGTAGTGTCTGAAGACTCAACCTTTTCTGTAGTGCCTTGAGCAGCAGCATTTTGATTTACATCATCAATTTTCTCTTGCTGTGAATAGTCATAAATTTTTTGACAAATAGCAATGACTTCATCAAAAGTCTCACAGTTCTCTACTTCCTTAACCATCACACGCTCCTCATCATCGAAAGGCATGACAGAAAAAGCACCAATCTTGCAGTGAAGATTGATACGGTCAATGAAAGAGATGTTATCCAGTTCTTCGTCATTGATTGAGAAGAAGTCTTCGTTATCAAGTTCTTGATATCCTTTAAAGAAAGTCTTGGACAAACCAGGATACTTTCTCTTCATCAACTTCTCGATGCGAGAATCTTCCACCACGTTGATGTAATCTTTGGGGACCTGTGCGACCTCGGACCAGTCAATGTTGGGGGTGTAGAGGGCATGACCTACCTCGTGTCCTACAAGCAGGTCATAGACGCTGTTAGAGGCGTTCCAGAGGGGCAGGGTGAGAACACGGGTATCTACGTTGAAAGATGCAGTGGAGACCTTACGATGCTCAACCACCAGGTTCTCGGTGGCTAGCAGACGAGCGAGGTTACCTTTGATTTCTGCGGTGTTCATCGGGTCTCTTGCGTTGATGCATATATTATATACAAAAAAAGAGGGTCCGAAGACCCTCCCTATGCCGCTTCGGAAAGTGTCTCCTGCATGATGCTGAAGTTCTTTTCTTTGATTGCGGTGAGTGTTCGGTCGAACTTTCCTTCCAAACTCTCCTTATGACTGATGACAAAGACGTTTGTGTTGTCATCAAAGTTACGTAGTATCCACCCAAGTTCTCCTGTACCATTGTTGTCAAGAGATCCGTCAAAGATCTCATCCAGGATCAAGATGTTAGTATCAACAGAATTCTTAAGTTTAGCAATAGAACGCCAAGTAAGCAGCAAAGCGATATCAATACGAGCTTTCTCTCCTTCCGAGAAAGACTCGTAGGAAAAGATATCCCTGAACCTTGACTTGATGGTTTCTTCAAAACTATCATTTAGTGCGAAGTTAATATAGAAGTCCATGTTCTGCAGATACTGATTGATGAGTTTATTCATCACTGGTAGATACCTTTTAATGATTCTGGTTTTGATACCATTATCTTTAAGTAGTTGTCCAGCTGCAAGTAAAGTGTTTCGTTCTTTCTTGACAACAGCAATCTGTTTTTTCAGATCATCATGTTCCTTCTCTAGATATTTTAACTTCTCATACTCTTCAGACTTATCATCCTTGGAATTTTGTAATGTTTCTACATCCAAAAAGAGTTGCTTGACGTTCTTATGGATACGATTAACAGTAGCATTATACCCAGCAATCTGCTGTTGAATGCCATTCATTTCTTGATTTTTTACAGTGTACTGCTGGTCTCTTGCCTGCTCGTCTTCAATGTTAGAATGAATCTCTTCGATTGCCGAGACAAGTTCTTTATACTTTGAGGTAATCTCACTAGTCTTTTGTTCTTTCAACTCATGTGTGATTGACTGACTACACGTAGGACATGTATCATTCTTTGCAAAAAATTCGTGCTGTTTCTTATAACTAGAAAACTTGTTTGTTAGTTTTCCTTTCAAGTTATTTAAAGTTATCAATTTTTTATTTGCTGCTGAAAGACTTTTCATATCTTCACAAAGTCTTTCAGATTCTTCACATAGTGTAGATACAGATCGTTGACAGGTTTCTTCTTCCACCAACAACTCTTCAATACGTGATTGTTTCTCTTTGATATTTGCTTCGTCACGAGTAGACAATTGTTCAATCATCTGACGTTGCATAGAA